CGGTGACTACGATGCATATGGAGCATATGATAGAGAGGACTAAGGTCCTCTCTTTTTTTATAAATATCCTTATAGGAATAGTGTCGTCGTCAGATGAAGTCGTTTAAAAATTTTATAACTGAGAAAAAAGCGAGGAACTTCGGCACCAAAGGTGGTGATGGTGGTATTAAAGGAACACGTATCACTCCATTTGATAGAAAAGAAGCGCGTGCTAATAAGCAAGATCCTAACCGTGCTCAGTCGGGTGGTAAACCCAAAACTTTCACATCACCAACTGAGAAAGGTGTTTCATATACAACAAACTCTCCTGATGAAACTGTTCTTGGCGGAAAAACACCAGAACAAGCAGATGCAGAACTAACTGCGAAACAAAAACAAAGAGGAACTCAACCATCTTCTGCAAAAACTCAACGTGAGCTAAAAGGTTTCGGTAAAGACATACAAACAACTCCTGAAACTAAAAGTGGTGGTAGAACCGCATCACCATCTAGACCTCGTGGCGATACTGCTAAACCAGGTGATCTTGAATCATTCATGCGGAATCAGCAGAGTAAGGGAAAACCAGTTACTGGTACCATGCAAGACGTTGCTGGTCGTAAGGCGGGAGGGTACGATTTTCCACAAAATGTTGGTACTGAAAAACCAAAACCAACTAAACCTGGTTCCTATGTTGTTGATACAAAGGCAGTTAAGCAGGCTCAGGCATCAAAACGACAAGCTGCTTACAGAGCAAAAGAAGGTGAGAGAGTATTAAAATCCATTCAACGTAGTGGTAATCAGATGTCTCGCATGAGACGTGGATATAGTAAAAATCTTGCTGCTACTGGTGATGCGTTAATCAACCAGATTCGAGCTGATAAAAAAGCAGAAACTGTTGCTGGTAATAAAGAATTTAAACAGCAAAGATATGGTAGAGGTAAGGCTGGTCCTGCTACCAACTTAAGAACGCCTGCTAAGACAAAGACATACAAGACTGGTGTACAGAAAGGATATTTTGATCCTAAAACTGGTAGAATCAGTGAGAGAGGTCTCCAGAAGCACGTTAATATGCGTACTGTTGGTGGAGAAAACTTTGGTAAATTCAAAGGTAAAGATCCAAGGTCAGCACTGAAGGGTGTTGAGAATATTGTTTCTAGAGCAGCTGGTGGTGATAAAGCAGCAAGGTCTGAAGTTAAAAGATCTTACAAGGCAATCACTAAGAAGTATGCTCCAGAAACTGGTGCTAGAGCAGCAAGACAGGCTACATCTGGTTTTAAATCTTTCCAGCAGCAGACTAGAAATATAGACGCACCAAAACTGAAACCTCAAAAGATGTCGATGCCTCTTCCAGGTACGACACCAAGACCAGTTAGTTCTCCTGCCGCTCAAGCAACTAAAGAAAGAGTGCGTCAAAAACTTGACCTTAAAATTGCTGATAGAGCAGTTAGGTCAAAAGCAATTGTTCCTGCCCAATCAGCAGCAATTGGTTCTTCACCTAAAGGATCAATAAGTACTCCCAGTAAAGGTACATCCTCTATGGTGAGTAATCGCATTGAACCTGTCAAGGTTGAAGTTGAAGCACCAAAAACTTCTAGTAAGAACAACATTCGCAATTTCTTACGTAAGACTGCTGAGAAGAAAGGTCTTGTTTCTCCACCAAGACAACCTAAACCATATCGTGGAGCAGGGGTTGGCAGTAAAGTAACGGTTGGATCTGGTCAAGCGGTTGGAACTAGTCAAATAGCACCATTTCGCCCACCAAAATCTCAAACTCCATCAAGTCAAGGACAAAGAGCAACCTTTGGTAATCTGAGAGGAAGTGGATTCCAAACTGGTCGTAAGGGATCTTATACTTACAAACCAGCAACCGGAACAGCAGCTAAGGTCAAGAGTGCTTTAGGTAGAACTGCCCGTGGCGCTGGTCGTGTTCTTGGTCCTGCTGCTGCTATTGCAGACATTGGACTCACCTATAAGGACGCCAGAGACGCTGGATACACTAAGGGTCAATCCGTCAAGAGAACCGCCGCACAGGTCGGTTCAGGGTCTGCTGGTGGATGGGCAGGTGCTAAGGCAGGTGCTTTAGCTGGAGGAAAAATTGGTATGCTCTTAGGTCCTAAGGGTGCTGCTATTGGTGCTGGTATCGGTGGTATTATCGGTGGTATTGGTGGTTATATGGCTGGTAGAGGACTTGCTACTAAGGTTCTGGATAAGACCATGAAACCTAAGGAGTACAGACCTAAAGTAAATCAACAGCAGGTTCAGAACACTGCTACTAAACTTAAGACCAGAATGAACAAGGCTGGAACTGCAGTCGTTGTTGATAATCCTGGAGCAGCAGGTTTAGTAACTAAGGCTCAGTATGATAAGATCCTTGCAAAGAGAGCAAAAGATAAGTTAAATCCAAAACCAAGAAAAAATACATTCTCAATGAAGACTTTTGAAGAGTTTGTACTTGAGACTTCTGATGCTATGCTGAAGAGTGGATACACTATTGATGAGATCGTTGATTTTTGGACCATTGATGATGAAGAACTTGCCGAAAAAGTATTTTCATCATTAACTCTTACTGAAAGTGTTTCTTATGATGATGACTTGTATATCGTTTGTGAAAGAGTTGGAGCACTTAAATCTCTCGGTTCTTGGGCGTTAAAACAAGCAGGTAAGTTAAGGGGTGCTTTCAGTAGAGGTGGTGGTTCAACAGTAAATGTTACCCGCAGTCAAACTAGAGGTGGATTATTTAATACTGGTTTCATGAAAAGGATTTTTGGTAAACCAAAAGTTCAAGTAACTGGTAGAGGTATTCAAAAACCACCAAGAAAACTTGGAAGGGCAGGTAAAATTGGTGCTCTTGGAGCACTGGGTCTTGGACTTGGACTTGCTGGTAAGAGTATCTACGATGCTGAAATGGCAAAACACCAAGGTCCAAAAATGGAAGATGATCCAACTAAAAAAATTATTCCAAATAAAGAAAGCGATCCAAATACTATGGATGCTTATGGTTGGTGGAAGAGATCACATGCTGGTAGACCAGTAAGCAAGTAATTTATCTGGTAACTGTTCTTCTAACCTGAATAGTTCCTTCGACTGGTCGAACTCTCTTCCCGTCAGGGTCTTGTAGTACTAGATCATAAAAATATTTCCCTGCTTTCAAATTAATAGTAGTTCCTCTAGTCATCCCAATCTCAACTCTTCCAGATGATCTATCTGCAGCGAAATCTATATTAAATGTTCCAGCAACACTAGATGTTGGATATCTTCTCATATGACAACATGCTGTGTATCCTGTTAGATTCATCAATTGATTTGATTGTGTATCTTCAAGAACAAAAGTCTGGGTAAAGTCCGTTCCAGTGTATATTTGAAGATCGACTAAGAATGTTGGTTGCTGTGACATTATGGACAATTAGTAGAAATTCCTGCTCTCACATCTACGCTGCCTTCAAGGACAACAAGTTTATCACCACCAGGTCTTGTTAAGACCACATCATATACATATCTTCCTGGTTTAATACTTTTAGTTATAGTGTCAGTCATTGACAAAGTAAGTTCACCATCTATAGCACTAGTAATTCCTACAGTAAAATCATAAGCAGTAGAACTATCTGGGTGTTTTCTCATTTGAGAAGCACCTGTATGCCCTGTAAGATTTGTGGAAGTGCCACCAAGTTGACTCAACTCAAAATTTTCTGAAAAGTCAGAATGAGTATTAATTGTCAAATTTCTGACGTAGATAGACATCAGTATAACTCTTTATTGAGTATTTATCAAGGGCTTGACATAAACCCTGATCATGAATAGACTAGGTTTGTCCCGGTTAAAGATAAATAATAGCTCATATGATCTTAAAGTATGAGTTATGAAAACCCCTGGGTTTTTAAAGGTAGAACTTTTCTATCTGAGGATATTAACGATTTGTACGGTTTTGTCTACAGGATTACTAATTTACAATCAGGTAAACAGTACATCGGTAGAAAATACTTTTGGTCCTTTAGAAAACCACCAGGAAAGAAGCGAAAGGTAAAGCAAGAATCAGATTGGCAGAAGTATTATGGTTCTTGTCCTGAATTAAAGGAGGATATAAAAAAGTATGGCAAAGAGATCTTCAGTAGAGAAATACTGAGTCTTCACGGAACAAAAGGGACTTGTAATTTCGAAGAAACAAAACAGTTGTTTCTAAACAATGTGTTGTCAGAAGCACTTGACGACGGATCACCAGCATATTATAATAGCAATATTCTAGGACGCTATATGCGAAAAGACTATGGTAACTTTAGAATCAACTCTAAGGAAGATTCATGATTGGTCGATAGACCGTATGCACGAGTTGTCTGAAGGTCATCCAGGTTCTGAATTGTATGAGAGTCTGGAAGATGCATATGCTATTCAACAAGAATTTGCTGAGTGGTTAGACCCTAACAAAAAGGATCACGATGTAATTTCACTAGAATACATAGGAGATGAAAATGGAGGAAACATCTAAAGTTTTCAAACGTAAGATTCTTGATAGAATTAAATATCTTACCAATCATGGTAAGCATCTAGAAGCATCCGCTCTTTACAACAAATTTTTTAAAGTATGATCAAAACTATCTTCGCTATGCTCGCAGCAGTTTCTCTAACGACTCCTGCACTTGCTGATCCAATTAAAGACGATGAGTTCTTCACTCCTCATGCTCAGGGGTGTATGTTGCTCCAAGAGTGTACCGATCATGTTCAAGAACTTAAAACAGTTTCTGACCTCAACAAACACGAGGAACTTGCTGATATTGATTATAGTATTGTTGCTGATGAGTTTAACTCTCTCGTCCGATCACTTAATAAGGTCGGAGCTAGGGTTTTTCTAGCAGATATGCGATACTTCCCAGTTGGTCATCGTGGTGTCTATCATACTGTAAGCAATAACTTCTTTCTGAATGTTGCACATATGCATCGCCCTGGCACTATGATGTCAGTGATGCGTCACGAAGGATGGCACGCTGCACAGGATTGTATGGCGGGTAGCATCAACAACAACTTCATTGCTATCATCAGAAACCAAGAAGATGTTCCAAAGATGTATCAGGCAATCGCAAAGAGTGCTTATGCGTCTCAACCACACGCGATTCCTTGGGAAAAGGAAGCATATTGGGCAGGTCACACTGAAGGTATGACTGCAGCAGCACTTGAATCTTGTGCGGCAGGAACAATGTGGACTGATTATGAACCCACACCAATGACCCGTGAATGGTTGGTTGAAAATGGATACATCACTAA